AAATAGCAAGAACGGAACTTCTCAGTTGGGCTGTAGTAAGAAATGACTCATTTAATGCAAAGTTTGCAATCAAACCATTATAGTGAGTGTTATATGCTAGAACGTCAAGGATATTCGATAGACCAGAAGCCTCAAAGTCGTAGTCAGCAAATTCATCACTGGCAAGAAAGTGTGTTTTTAGTTGCTCTTTGATTCTATTAAAATCAAGGTCTGTTGATTTAATACTAACTGCCATATTATCTTAGCCTTGTAATTGTTGTTTCAAAAGTCACTTCCTCGGACGTATTTATAATTCGGAATACGATCTGGACTCTTGCTGTGTTTCTGTCTGGTTGAACATTGGGCGAAACCGAAATCAGTTTAGCTCTTGGTTCAAAGTTTTCTAATGCAAATGCAACTTGATCAGCGATCAGAACATTACTTTCATCATCAGCTAATTCAAAAAGTAGTGCATTTAAGCCACCACCAAAGTATGGATTAAATGGCTTTTCACCCAAGTCTGTAAGCAACAAGTTTTTAATCGCTTGCTTTACTGCAGCTGCATCATTTTTCTTATATACGTCACCAGATGCTTTTTTAGCAAATGTTAAATCAATATCTGAATATAGTCTATTTCTAGAAGTAACGAGACTTCTAGTTTGTAGATCACCATCCTCTATTGAGAAATATTTTCTAGCCATGTTACTTCCTAACCTTTGAAGTATTTATATAGTTTTAAGATGGGTATCTCTTAATAAAGTTTAGGTTTTCAAATGGAACTTCGCCGCCATCAGCTTTAAAGCTAGGAATCGTGAACGGGAACCAGAACTTATCAGTGTCCTGCCACACATAGATGAAGATCTCGCCGTTATCGTCATTGGTTCTTGTGATAACATAATCGCCTTCCTTGGCTGGTAGGTTGAATGGCCTTTTGAATTTACCTTTGTAATCAACCCTAGAATCACCAGTATTAAATGTGTGAATTGGGCCCTGCTCGGTCTGATCTTCTGGGTGAATAAACGGATATGCATTGCCTGCTTCTTCATCAGGTTCTTGACCGTCATCACTTTCGTTTTCTCCAGTTTCCTCAACTGATTCTTCTGCCGATGGCTCATTTTTAGGTTCAGTTGCAAGCATCATAATCTCTTTACCTTGAACCTTACCATTAAATACTGTTTCAACAGTCATATCATAAGTTGCTTTCCAGTCTTTTGGTATAGAAGGCATAATAAGAACAATCTGAACATTTAAATCGCCAGATGGATCATACGTATCATAGTCAAGAATCATTTTTTCAAACTTGATATTTTTTACAATCCAAGTTGCAAGTTCAAATGTTTTATCAGTATCAACAACACCATCTAGCCCAGTTAGTTCGTATACAACTGCTCGTCCTTTTGTTCTTAAATCAAGAACGCTTCCTGCTGTTAAAACCTCAACGTCATTTTTCATATAGACGCCTTCGACGATTTCAAGGTTATATCCCTTAAACTCTTCTTTATCTTTTCGAATTCTGCTTACAAACTCTGCTTGTGGATATAGATTTCTAAGCATCTGAATTTTTTCATTCAATGTTTTAGAAGGATCAAGCTTTCCTGGATCGCCTTTGCCATATAAGAACTGACTTAATGAAATGCCTGCCGCAAGCAATGTGCTTGAAGTAACATTTAGAACGCCATTTGGATCATATTGTGTGTCTGGAACAATAGCAGTTTGTGTATTAACTGATGCAATGACTCTTGCTTTTGGGTCACTCGAACTTGAAACTGTTGTTCTTGGTGTCACTGTAAGCTGTTTAGGATCACGTGTTTCGATAACTTCGGCCGGAACTGTATCAGAATGTTTAGGGTTCATATTACCAGTAGATACCTGATAATTATTAAACTTCTGATTTGTGTGGTGGCCAGTATCTCTTTTTCTCGCACGAACTTCTTGTGTTGTCAAAGTTTCTCTGGAAACGTATCCAGTATCAGCTGATTTATCAAATGCATTTTTAAGATGATCGCCCTTATCAATTGTAACCTTCTTAATGCCGTATGCGCCCTTTGTCAGATATTCAGTCATAACGGCAGTTGTTGCTTTTGCTGTTTGACCTGTTGTATCAAATGATGCATCAGCGGAATGACCTTGCGAAGTGAATGAAGATGAGCCAGCAGATGTTTGGGCAGTTCCCTCAAGATCTCCTACGAAATATCCACTCAACGTAACAGCATTCACTGATTGTGTACCAGTAACTGTTTTCGTATTAACAGTTTCCCCAGCCCATAAGCTGTGCCCAACATATGAGTTATAACTATGCATAATAACATTTTCACCGCCGATGTTACCTGAGGAGCCAAACACTGAAATGCTTTCTGCAGCGATATTAATGTCGGGAGCAGATTGAACAATCTGTGCTTCAGATGTAGTTGCAATTGCGCCCTTTGCTGCAACAGTAGCACTACCACCAACTGCTAGTTTGTAATCTACTTTTGCGAACTGCGTAATACTTCCCATTGTAGTATTTGTATAGCTTCCAGTATATGTGTCTTGTCTGCTACCAACAATTGATGTGTATTTGCTTCCGTAATACAAGTCTCTTGACGGACCTTTGATTGTTTTTGTTTCGTCTTTTGCTTGGACGTTATACGAACCACCAACGTTCACATTAAAATCACCGCCGACATTCAACGTGAGATTACCAGAGTAATTAAGTTGCCCATCACCAGTGATAACCATTTTATGGCCACCTGTGACAACTTCTACTAATCCGTCACCTTGTGCAACGACAATGATGCTACCGTCTGGACGCATATCAACGCCAGAACCATCAGCATGTTTAATTAGAATTCTAGGAGTTGTTGTGCTGTCATTATATTCAATGACGTGACCACTCTCAGTTTCAATAACCTGGTTAAGCGGATATTCAGATTGAATACCGCCACGATATTTGCTTAAGTCTACTCCTGCAACAGTTCCTGGAATATTTAACTCATTTATAGAAACACTTTGCTTTGCAGAGTGATTTAAAGATGATGCATTTTCATAGGACTCTTTAGGATATTTAGCAGCTAAATTTCCTGAACCGGCATTACGGGGATCTAAATTATCAATTCTATTGCTCATGTGTTGTCTCTATATCTCATTACATCTTTTAGCCACTGCGCTGCTCTATCTGTTCCGCCTTTTTTGGCGTCAGCCCATCTTCTGGAAGAGCTTGTTCCCGGATTTCTTCCCCACGCCATATCAACGTGTAGATTTCCCCCCATATATGTAGGACCAGCGCCCATTCCAGTAATACCTTGGCTTGCCAAATATCTAGCAAAGTTTAAAACGTCCGGTGGGGGATTATTAACCCCAAAGTTTACTCTGTTGCCGTTTGCATCAAAAACTCGTAAATCTGCAGCCCAACCATAATTATGTCTAACAGAACCTGTTCCCTGTCCAGGCAACTGTCCACCACTTGTAATAACCATCGTAAATCCAGTTGCTCTATGAGCACCTTCGAGTATTGCCATTAGTTGGGGTTGAATATTTAAAGGCCGTGGATTTCCTGCATTTTTATTACCATATTTAACGCCTCCGCCAGTAGGTAGACCAAGGTCTTTATTAGTTGCGGGTTTTTGTATTACAGGTTGTTTAACGTTACTTTTACCCAATTTGTTTTCAATGAATGTATCAAGATCAAAACCAGGTGCGAGCAGATTGGCTTCTTCCCATCCCTCATAATCAGGATATTCAGCTGCATTAATCATTTTTATTCCAGGATATACGTTATATATCGTTGCGATAAGTCTCTTTGTTGATTCTTTTGTTTGAGGTGTGACGGCATCTTGTGTATATGTTACACCATCGTCGAATGAACCACCAGCAACGATAATATCAATACTATTGGGTGACGTTATGTCAGGATCTGGTCCAGGTTTACCGATAGGAATACCACGTTCGATAGTTCCATCACCCCAAATATAATAGTGCCATTCTGGGTCACGCGGATAACCAAGACCTTCTTTGTAATCTAATCTATCCTTAAGTCTATAATCAGGATTCAGCGTCGCGGCCGTCCAGTAAAATACAACTTTATCAACAGCACGTGAGTTACTTGCGAGTTCAACAGTAAACTCTTCAAGGCTGTTGATTGTTGTTTCCGGCACTGTCGTATTACCCATTGTTGAAATTGGATTTGTAGATACGATTGCGCCGTTAGCCGTTGGCGACGAATTCAACATTGATGCAACGCTGCCAAGAGCATTTTGAAATCCGCCAAGTTTATCTTCGATTTCACTAAAAGTTAATCCTATCGCTTGATCCTTTATTGCGTCAAAAGCACCAGTGAAATCATTATTAGAAAATGCTGTGAGAACGTCTGCAGCTACATTTTTAGAAAATGAATTCGCCGGCAGATTAAATCCTGTTGAAATCTGTGATACTGAGTTATTCATTTTGTGAAGTGTGTCAAGTATAGGCAAACCAGTAATACTACCGAGAACGTTACCAATACCAGATGTAATACCATCAGTAAGTTTTGATAAATCAGCATCGATTTTAAGATTAATTGATCCTGACAAGAAATCGTCAATCTGCGGTAACTCTGCTTTGAGTGCTGGATTAAAATCACTCACCGCCGATTCAATAGTTCCTTTTATATCGTTAGACGTAATTTCGGGAGACAATGCTGCCATACCAGCTGCAATTCCTGCCGCTGTTGGTAATGCAACGCATATGTTATTAAATGTAGGTGCCACAGTAGTTCCTGTCAATGAATTTGCGATATCGTTTTCAGAGCTGCTAAGTTCTTTTTTGACTTTATCCCCAACTCCAGACAAACTTTCTGTTAACTCTGCGGGAGCGTTTTGAAGATTGCCCATTGCACTTTGCAGATTTTGTGGAACAGTCGTAGCGTTCTTGAGTTCGATCTTAAGCTTAGTCGAAACATCAGCAATAGGAAAATCCCCAGTGATTGAGCTTAACGACTTGACGCCATTATTGACTTGACCAACAACACTACCAACAACACTTGTATTAAGAGACGCAAATCCACGCTGAGCTTCATCTAAACCAGAAAGGATATCTGGTGTATTGATTTGCGCTTTGATACCGCCTAACTGACTCTTTAGTTGACCTTTAAAGAATGTTGACATTATTTAACCTTATTGTGCATTTGATGGTGGCGAAACAGGAGCAGATGATACTTTGTGTGCAAATGAATTAAAAGCATCAGCTGCATATGCTAGTCTTCTTCCATAGTGGCCAACATCATCGCGACCACTATTTACCCTAACAGAAAACGGCGCCTTTTGCCACCTCTGATCGCCTTTCCACATTGCAACCGAGAATTCACTAACTTCATAGTAAGCTTCAACCCTATCTGCCGCGTGTCTCGCCGTTGTTGCCTCGGGCCCCCATTTAGATAATCTGAGCCCCCCTACATCGCTTTTTAGTTCGTGAACGACAAATGCTGCCTGCATTCTAAGATCAGGCATTTTATATCCTCCCTCGTCTGTAAAAAGTTCTGCCCTTTCAGCCGCGGCAAAAGCCAAAAGATTGTCATATCTTTCCCTGCGCCATTGTGCAATACCATGAGCACCTGTACCGCCACCCTTTTTATTATATGCCATAGGATTTATTTTAGGACCAGATTCTGTCATAAAGTTGCCAACAAATCCTGCAGCAAGTTCCTTTGAGTTTGAATATTTAAAATCTGTTCTAAAAGCTTCTTCTAATAGGTTATAAACTTTTTCAACATTTGATCCTCCCTCAAAGTTATATTGAGTCGCGGGCCTTGTTCCGCTGTAATGTACTTTACCATTTGACACTGGTTGTACCATACCAGGAACAGGATTATTAAGCCCACGTCCACCCGACACTGAAGGATTGGGGCCTTCCACCTTTGGAATAGATCCCAGTACGAGAGGAAGCTGAGAATGTTTACCATCAAGAAATATACCAAATACTTGAGCATATTGTTTGATGCCGACTGGAGTTCCATTAAGACCTGAAGTTCCTCCATGTGTTATAGGTGCAACCACTTGTGCCCAAGGTAAGGCCTCATCTGGAATGTCTTTTATATTTGCAGAGTGAACACCAAAAATTCTGACCCTTACTCGCCCTTGTGTGAGTGGATCATTAGTGCTTTGTACAACCCCAACAAACCAACGAGTTTCATCGCCGTAATATCCGTCATTTACCGTTTTTAAACTCATTTTGTGTTCTCTAACTTAACGCAACTAAATGTAACATCATATCTCTCTTTTCTGATAATATGCCTTGCTGCATAAATCAGATGCTTGCCTGACTTCATTTGGTCAGTCGATTGACTTATATCTGTTCCATCATCGCCAATATCGTTATTCAAAAATCTCAATCTAATAATATTGCCTAGAGTTTTATTTGAATCTGCAACAAGAAAATTTCTTCCAGGTACAGATATATCTATAGCATTACTTGTGATAATGTGACGCAATGCTCTTGCATTCACGTTATTATTCCAAGAACCAGGCTCTCGAAAAGACTGATGGTTTTTATATGAATATGATGATGCAATATTATATATTTTTCTGGATTTGATCCTATTTAACTTCTGATTTTTATATGCATAGTTTGTATTAAAAACAAATGACTCGGGCTCTAGATTAGATGTAAGAGCAAACTGATTAATAACATCATATATCATCGGTTTGGGATTAGCATTTGTAGTATCCCAGAAACTATACTCTGCGCCTACGAGACCTTTTGAAATGATCTTACTAATATTCGGCGCTGCTTGTGTCTGATAGTTTTGAATGATATATTTTTTAGCTTCTCTATTCTGAGTGCCTGTTGCATTTTGGCTGTAAACGTATTCTGTATTACCACCAGATTGATTAAGCATTTTTGATAAGGAAAGAAAATGAACTTTGTTATAGTTACCAAGGGTAGAAAATAAGTAAAAGGGCGAACCAAAAAAGTCAGTCGTTCTATCTTTAATCCAATTGCAAGCTTCCATTGGAGTCATATTTGGAACCACAACTTTAAGCGTTGCTTCTTGCTCAGTTTCATCTGCGTCGCTCAGAGAATATTCATCAAAGTGATCGAGGAAAATCTTTTCGATA